ACCCTTAGACATTGAGGTAAGCACAATGACGCGTTACGGTAAGTAAAAAAAACCCCTAGTTTTCGGCTAGGGGTCATTCAATTCACGAGAAGGAAACACAAAATGCAAAATCTATTAGAGTATATAACAAAACTAGCGCCCGAGGGCGAAACAGCGTTGATTGTGCGTCAAAAGCCACAATTGAAAGACGGTCAAATGCAGTTCCACGCAGACGGTGCCATCAAATGTACATGGCCTGCCTATCTACCTAGTCAGAAAATGCGTGCGGGTGAGGCGTGGTATATCAACACCGCATCATTTATTATTGATCGCTTTCAAGATGGTCGTATATCAGCGTCAGCCGCTAACTGCGAATACGTCTTATTTATGATGCTTGACGACATCGGCACCAAGTCCAAGACCCCACCGCTCGCGCCCACATGGATACTTGAGACAAGCCCTAATAATTTTCAGTACGGTTATGCGTTCTCTGAGCAACCGACCAAAGGCGAATTTACCGCAGCCGTGAAGGCGATTGCACAGGCAGGTTACACCGATGCAGGGGCGACCAATGCCGTGCGTAATGTACGTCTGCCTGGCTCCGTGAACCTAAAGCCTGGGCGTGATAACTTTGAAGCGCGTTTGGTTGAGTTTCACCCTGAGCGTGAATACACTTTAGAAGATATTTGCGTGGCGTTAGATGTGACGCCTGCGCCTGCCGATACAAACCATTACACGCCTGTGCAATTGGTAGACAATGGCGGAGATGATGTGCTAGCATGGCTAAACAATCAAGGCCTCATTTTGTCCAAAATTAATGGCGAAGGGTGGTTAGGCGTTATCTGCCCTAATTCAAATGAGCATACGGACGGCAATCCTGAAGGGCGTTACAAGCCTCTTGATCGTTCGTACTGTTGTTTACATTCGCATTGCGTGGACTTTGATTCCAAGTCGTTTTTAGCGTGGGTTGCCGCTAATGGTGGCCCAACTGTCAATCATGGCCTTCGTGACGACTTAATTGCTGAAGCCATGAACATTGCGCTATCTAAAATTAGCCCATCGGAAATGTTCACCGATAGCGCGGACGCCATCATCGCAGAGGTCGAGCGTAAAGAGCTTGGACGTGTCGAGAAGGCGCAATGGTATGAGCGTTTCGCGTACGTGCAAGATGACGAGTCCTATTTTGATATGCAAGACCGTCGTGAGATTAGCCGTCAGACGTTTAACGCATTGTTTCGTCACATCGATTGCAAGTCCATTCACTCTAACACGCGCATTTTACCGTCTGTGTGCTTTGATGAGAACCGTCAGGCGATGGGTGCCAAGGCGTTAGTTGGCATCACGTACGCAGCAGGCGAGAGCGTGATCGTGTCGCGTGACGGTGATTTGTACGGTAACAGATGGCGTGATGCACGCCCAGACGTGTCAAGCATGGTCGCTGATGACAAGTCAATTTCAGCGTGGCTAGACCATTGCCGTGAACTTGTACCAGACGCCAACGAGCTTGATCATTTATTAAACATTATGGCTTTTAAGGTGCAACACCCTAAACTCAAAATCAATCATGCCGTGTTGCATGGTGGTGATGAGGGTAGCGGTAAGGATACGATGTGGGCGCCGTTTATATGGGCGGTGTGCGGTAGTCATCTCAAGAACCGTGGCATCATGGACAATAACTCGATTAATTCACAATGGGGTTATCAACTCGAGTCCGAAATACTTTTAATTAACGAACTCAAAGAACCTGACGCTAGCGCTCGTAGGCAATTAGCCAACCAACTCAAACCCATCATCGCCGCACCTCCTGAAATGTTACCAATCAATCGTAAGGGTTTACATCCGTACCAAATGGCTAACCGTGTGTTCGTTTTAGCGTTTAGTAACGACCCTGTTCCAATCAGTTTAGCGTCGCAGGATCGTCGGTGGTTTTGCGTGTGGAGTGCCTCGCCTCGTATGAACCCTGAGCGTGCGAGGTCGCTTTGGGCGTGGTATCGCAAGGGTGGTTTTGAATCGATTTCAGCGTGGTTGCATCAGCGTGACGTGAGTCAGTTTAACCCATCTGCTACACCAATGATGACTGAGTTTAAAGCAAACCTGGTCGAGCATGGAATGTCTATGGCGGAATCGTATTTGGTTGAAATGCTAAAAAATCGCGTGGGCGAGTTTACAAAGGGCGTGATTGGCTCACCTTTTCACGCGTTATGTGATCGTTTGGCAGGTACTGCCCCAAGTGGCGTGAAAGTACCCCAAGCCGCACTACTCCATGCACTTAAGGAAGCCCAATGGGTCGATTGTGGTCGATTGGCGAGTGCTGATTATAAGAGTAAGAAACATATTTACGCCTCTCCTGAACTTGCGAGCGTATTAACTAAGTCAGAATTAAGGCGAGCCGTTGAAGATGTTAGTCCACCTCAAACGGTAAAGACTAGGTAAAAATAAAGCCCCAATTAAGGGGCTTTTTTATTGAGGGTTGAAGATTTAAAGATCAAATACGGCAATTAATACGCAAACGATAACAAACACTATGAGGGCGTGAATCATAACATCATTTCTCCTTTTACTATTGTTCCGTTATATTTTCTAGCAAAAGAATTGGCAGGTACATTACTATAAAATCGTTTAGAATACTCTTCCCCTTGCATTTTATAGTGAACAATATAAGTCGTTACGATTTTTTTTTGTTTCTCTTCTACGTTGGTATAAACGTCTTCCAGGATTTGTTTGACTAAACGCATTTTCTGCCCATTGTTTAAGTTTTGAATACTTAATAAGGCTTGATTGTATTCACAATAGGTCTGCCCTATTTTTGCAACTTCTTGAAGTAAAGACATAATTAAACCCTTTCAATTTTTAATTTAAACAACGCAACGCCTACATTTTTCGCTAAATATATCGTTTGGTTATCGTTGTCATACCATGATTCAGGAAATTCATCCACAAAGTTAAAATCTAAAAAATTTGTGTTTTCCATTACTACGTCATATAAATTATCCATTACGTTAAGCATATTAAAACCCTCCTGTTTTCATTACATAAACAAATGCCAATAAAGAACCTAAAAGAACCATAAAAACAGTCCCCCATAAATACTCAAAAAATATATCTAGTTTAGTTTTCATGCTGCGACCCTCAATTCTGTGTTATCACGATAGACTTTGTTTGTATCGACCTCAGTTATCCAAAAGTCAGCGTTATCTTTATGCCAATCTAGGGGCAAATTGTATTGCTTGGCGTGGATGATAAATGCTTTATGAATGTTAACCTCTGCCATTACTTCAGATTCCCCATATGCCGTAAAATCAAAGTTACGGCTCTCGCCATGTGCGATAAATAGTTTCATTGTTTAACCTCCGTATGATCTTTAATGAATTGATTACAACAGTTTAAGAATATTTCTACCGTTTGAGAATGGTCAATCTTTCCATCATCAAATTGAGCGTAAACATCGTTAATTGACAAAAATAAATCATCAATCGTGTATTTGCTTGATACTTTATTTTTCTCAATGTAAGTATCACAACCAAAGCCAAGTAATCGCTCCATCATGGCATTGATACAATCACCACCTAAATAAATTACGTTGTTAATTTCGCCTTGAAGATCTTTTATTGATTTTCCTGGATTGTCGGTAAGATACCCTTGCATTTCTTTTTCGCTTATTTCTATGGTTAATTTAATAGTCATTTGCAATTCTCCTTAGCAGTTATATAAAGTTTCTAACGCATCATCTAGGTTTAATGAATCGTTGTTATAGGACTCGATAACCTTATCGCCCCACCAATAGCCCTCGACTTGTTTTGTGCGAGTGTTAATCCAAATATTAGGGCCTCCAAATGCTACAAGAACTTTCGCCCCAATATATTCTTTTCTTGAATTGACAATATATTCAATGTCTAATACATCGGATAAATAATCTAATCCGTCAATCAATTCACCCTGAGACACATCCAAATAGACTTGTGCCTCGCTTTCAGTTTCAAACGTCATATCATCAAATACTTCGCATTTTTCACTATTCCATATTCGATATGTACCATCTTCGCAATCTATTTCTAAATTGTCTTTTGAGTAATAACCATTCTCAATATTGTTGACAATGTGTTCGACTTGCTCTTTTAATCTGTTTTCGTCATTTGTTTGCATGATTATTTTCCTTTAGTTAAAAATAAATTAGATTCTGAAATCGCTTCTTTTTCGTCAATGGTGTGATAGTTCCATTCAGGAATATGTACCCCATCTTTAAAACAACGTAATACAAATTCATTAAATTCATTCTTATAAATGTTTACACGTTTAAATTGACTATCAATAGTTTTGTAATGATTTAGCATGATTATTGAATCCTCTTAAATGTGTAAGAATTGCCTCCGAAAAAGTCAACTGAGAATGACTCATTAATGTTGAGGTTTGCAACTGATTCAATCATCGCATCAACTTCGGTATCTTCCTCACCCTCAAAAAACTTACAGACATAATTAAATGACATGATTTGATAATAAAAACCATTATTCCAACGCTCGTTTTTTTGTTTAACTATAAATTCCATGATTAGATTCCTTTTCGTTTAGATTAGTTAATTAATTACTACACTTCTATTTGACCATAGATAAAAATAGATTGCAACAATATTTGTGGCATTTATGCAAATTTATGTGTCATATAGGTTTTTTATGGGTCAGTTTAAAAGAGTAAATGACGTATGAATGGAGGCTTGCAGCAAAAGGATTGGGAGGGTTTATATGTCAAATTGTTATATTTTATTACTTATTCTTTGAGAGTTAAAAATGGTATATATAGACTTGATAGGGGGGTAACTGAAATTGGATGGAAATATGACGTATTTGACCCATGATTTCGCTCCCCTTGTGTGAATGCAAAAAGCCCTTTCCCCTCGCCCATGTCATCACCATGTGTCAAATTGTCAAAAGGCAATATGACATATAGATGATGGATTGACGCCCTCATGCTATCAATTTAAATTAAATGACAATCTGACAATTTGACATATAAATTTTCACGTTCCAGGCACGCAGACCAAAAAGCAAAAATCTTCGAGCAGGGGGGTAGGGCCAAACGGACAGGGCCTTGCTGTAGCGGAGCGTTTGCAAAAACTTTTTATTTTTTTAAAAATATTTGATACACTATGCAAATGTTCGATAATTTTCAATCCTTCCCTTACGAGGTACGCAAGCTCGAAGCAACAGAGGCGAGGTTAGAGAGGATATACAATGCATCAAAGCTAGGACTCAAAGGTGACTCGCTTGCGCTTGCAGCTGGAATGTTACCCACCGAATACCGACAACTCACGCAACTTGATCCGATTGCTGAAATGGCAGAACTTAAAGGCAAAGCGGATGGCGAGGCTGAGATGGCAAACGTGTTGCGCGACGCAGCACTTGCTGGCGACGCTAAATCCGCGCTAGAAGTTCTTAAGCATCAGCACGGCTGGGTCGCTAAACAGCAATTGTCGATTGATGTCGAACAACGCATTTCCATCACGCAAGCACTTGAGCAAGCACAATCGCGCGTCATTGAAGGCGTGTTCAAACAAGTCGAAGATGCAACGGACGCAACAGAAATGTTCCACGTGGAACCTCAACTCAAACAAACGGCTTAAATGCAAACAACTATCTACTCCGCAAACGACGAACAAGAGTTAATGTCACGGTTGTGGAGTCCAGCAGTTAAAGACAACCCATTGGCGTTTGTGATGTTTTGTTACCCTTGGGGGCAAAAGGGTACGCCCTTAGAGAACTTTAGCGGCCCACGCAAATGGCAACGTGAGATCTTGTTGGATATTGCCGAGCATATTAAGCAGAACCAAGGCAAGGTGGATTTTGATGTCATGCGCGAAGCGGTGGCGTCTGGTCGTGGTATTGGCAAGTCGGCGCTGGTCAGTTGGCTAGAGCATTGGATGTTGTCCACACGGATTGGTGCAACCATCATTGTGTCGGCTAATAGTGAATCGCAGCTGCGCTCTGTCACATGGGCGGAGATTACCAAGTGGTTATCCATGTCGATTAACAGCCATTGGTTCGAGGTTAGTGCAACACGCGTCATGCCTGCCAAGTGGCTGACTGAATTGGTCGAGCGTGACCTCAAGAAAGGCACGCGGTATTGGGGAGTTGAAGGGCGACTATGGTCGGCAGAGAATCCTGACGCATACGCGGGGGTTCACAACTACGACGGGGTGATGGTCATCTTTGACGAAGCGTCAGGTATTGATGACTCGATATGGTCGGTGACATCAGGCTTCTTTACGGAAAACACGCCGCATAGGTTTTGGTTGGCGTTTAGCAACCCACGCCGTAATTCAGGGTACTTCTATGAAGCGTTTCATTCCAAGCGTGAGTTTTGGAAAAATCGCAACATTGACGCCAGGCAAGTTGAAGGCACCGACAAGAATGTATACGAGCAGATTATTGACGAGTACGGGGCTGATTCGGTACAGGCGCACGTTGAAGTCTACGGTATGTTCCCCAACGCATCGGATGATCAGTTCATTAGCGTGAACATTGTCGAAGAAGCCATGCGACGGGAGAAGTACAAAGACAACACAGCGCCCATCATCATTGGGGTTGACCCTGCACGGTTTGGCTCGGACTCGACGGTAATTGCCGTACGACAAGGGCGAGATGTGATTGCTATCAAACGGCATAAAGGCGATGACACGATGGAAACGGTTGGGCGGGTGATTGAAGCAATCGAAGAGTATCAGCCAGCGCTGGTCAACATTGACGAAGGCGGTTTGGGTGCAGGCGTGGTGGATCGGCTCAAAGAGCAACGGTACAAGATTAAGGGCGTTAACTTTGGGAACAAGGCGAAGAACGGCATGATGTACGGCAACAAGCGCGCCGAGATGTGGGGCGACATGAGGGAGTGGCTTAAGTCAGCGGCCATACCGAATGATAGGTATTTGAAAAGTGACTTGATCTCGCCAATGATGAAGCCTGATAGTAAGGGATCTATTTTCTTAGAATCAAAGAAAGATATGCGGTCAAGAGGGCTTGCCTCACCTGACGCCGCAGACGCAATTGCATTAACTTTTGCTTTTCCTGTTGCACATCGAGAATATACAGGTATAATTCGAAAGAATACGTACCAAAATCAAGGCGCAGTTTTTAACTCTTGGATGGGATCATAATGGCGACTAAGCACGACAAACCGATACCTCGCACAACCACAGGTAAAGGCAAAAACTATAACGCTACCGATAAAGGCGCAGGCATGACTGCCAAAGGACGCGCTGAGTACAATGCAAAAAATAATGCAAACTTAAAAGCCCCAGCACCAAACCCAAAGACAAAAGCAGATGCTGGTAGAAAAGCATCCTTTTGTGCTAGGATGACTGGAGTTGTTAAACACGCTAAAGGCGACGCACCACGCGCCAAAGCATCACTTAAGAATTGGAACTGCTAATGGCTACTAAACCTGGACTTTATGCCAATATTCATGCTAAACAGGCTAGGATAGCCGCAGGCTCAGGCGAGCGCATGAGAAAAGTCGGTGCCAAAGGCGCCCCAACTGCTAAAGATTTTAAAGATTCTGCTAAAACTGCTAAACCTGCTAAGAAAGGTAAATAAATATGCCTCTTAAAAAGTCAACTTCTAAAGAAGCTTTTAAGTCAAACATCCGCGCTGAGG